TCTTAACAAATTGCCCCGTACCGCTTCCAAGGTCAACTTCAATGCCCTGCTTGATTTCATCTTCGATATTATCAATTTCAGAGATGCCAGTGTCTAAGTCCTCATTGCTGTACGTGAACATGCGACAATCAATTTCGTAAAGGTAATCTCGCCCAAGTTCAACAAACGGTACGTTGTCGGTTACATATTTAATTTCAAGGAGATACTGACCCGGTAAACCATACGGGAAATATAATAAGTCACCCTCGCGTGGCCTATTTACGGGATCTAGCTCGGTACCAACTTGTCTAGTAAATTCAGTTTTACCTATTTGAATTGTAATGGATTGCTCCATCGTGATGCCCCACTTCTGCATCATTGCCCTACCACTAAAGCCATCTACATTTTTTATGTAGGCAACCATTTCAAACCATTTGGTAAATTTTGCTAGAGGGTCTTCGCCGTAGAAGAGATCAACAGGACCGGAACGTTTAATGTATATACAGTTCATTCCATGAATGGCAATAGTCTCGTTCATGAGACTATCAAGTAAGCTTTGCTCGCTTTTATTCTTAAAAAGATTGAAATATTTGTTTGCTGTCATGCGAAACTCTTACCCAATTTTAAATGGGGTTCTCATTTCGTAAGTCGAGCGCAATTCGATTTCAGCTTCCTCCTTAGCCTTTTCACCGGAGAGAAGAATCTGTTCCCCATTTAGCGTAATACCACCCGGTAGAGCCACATTAGTAAACTTGGTGAGATTTCGCCCCCACTGAACCTGAAGCAGTGCCGTTAGGTATTTTCTAATCCATTTATCGCCGTACACTTTAGGGAAGTCTTCTGGTTTTACAGCTCCCCAAAATTTGACGACGATGTATTGACCAATTTTATATTCTTCAGTCCAATTGGTGTGTATATAAAGGCGGTTTTCTTTGCGTGAATGCCAATGAGGATTGACTCCTGTAAATAACTGATCCCAAAGTGATATATCTTGCTGATACATGTAGTACGTAACGACATCAGCATTTAAAAATGTATGAATAGTCACTTGCTGTGCAAGTTGATATTGTAAATCAAATGGGTTAATCGGGTGTGAACCGAAAGTGCTTCTAGATTTTAAAACATCAATGATTCCTATAACGGAGTCAGGAAGGTCGAGATATTTCTTATCAATACTACCAAGTATTTGTGCCTCATTAGAGGCAAGTGTTGCATTTACTCCCGATTGATTACCTGTAATAATCTCACCATTTACGAAATGCTTAGGGGATATGCGATCTGGAAATATAAAGGTGATTTCTTTATTTGCCTTATCGTACGCTTCTACTCGCCCTTGAGCACCGGACGTTGAGCCTTGAACGATTTCTCGATATTGAAAGTCATTTGGGGGTGTTGCGGCAAGTTTTAGCTTAGAGCCCTCAGCCTTGAAAGCTTTATAGTAGATGGCTGTACCATCAATGTGGTACTCTTTAAAGAGTTCTAAAGCCTTGTCTACCTGATTCTCAATTTGCTCCTCATCAAGGTTTATTTGAATGACTGGAGCGCCGAGTTCCTGAAGACAGAATTTAATTAAACTATTTCTGTCGGTTGGAAGTGCCACCTTTTTTCTCCTTTGGTGTCTTAGGCTTTGTCTTAGGCTGTATCTCAGGTTTGTCTTCGGGTTCTATTTGCTCAAGCGCCCTTGAAGAATCAGACGCGATTCTATCAATTACAAATTGAAGAAGAGGTTGTTTCTGAATTTTTTGCAGATTTTCAAGTATTGATTTTAGTTCAGTGAGAGCAATAAAACCGACGATGAGCGTGTCCAAAGGTAGACTAAATTCTCCAGCCGAGAGTAAGTATTTGTTTGCCACATGAACTACGCAAATAGTGGTAAGATAAACAAACGTTTTTACTATTGTACGGGCAAGTCTTCGAGAGGTAAGAGGTTTATTTGTAACAATTGCAGCCCAAATGCCGGTGATAACATCGACTGAGACGAGAAATAAAAGAGCAAACATTACGCTCTTTAATGGCGCAAACACAGCAATCGTCGATATTGCAAATGTATGCAGATGAGACCAAATTCCCACACTTTCCTTACAAACAACATCTGTCACTGGGGGCTGAAGCATTTCGTTCCTCTCACACTTAGTTTTTGCTTCAGATGATTTTAAGCACCACTCACTTGATTTTACTGTTACTTTAAAGCAATAATATTTTTCGCAGTTGTTCCTGCTTTGAAAATCTTCTTTATTCTTATAAACTGTAAAATCGGGTCGTTTGGACCGACGTTTTCTAATGTGACTGGAGTGCTATCTTTTGATAAAAGAACCACAAGATCTCCGCTATGACCCACGCGAATTGCTTTTACCGATGAATCGATATCAACATCACTATGAATTGGGGTAACGTCTTGTGCTTCTTTAAGTATCATCTGAAAAGTCTCACTTAATAACATCTCTATTTATGCTTTCGCGTTTAAGTTAATAAAGTGTTTTTTATTTATGCTTAAACGCTTTGGAACGATGAAGTGTCCGATATGTTAAGACTCAGGAGTATTGATCACTTCCTCCGCAACTTCAGGTGCATTTTCATTGATTTTACCATCAACGAAAGCTTTAAGTTCACCTAAAGTTGAAGTCAAAAGAGCAAACTCTTGAGCACGATTTGCTGGAATGGTAATTTGATTGAGTAAAACTCCAACAATTTCAATAGCTTTTGAAACTTCCGGTAAAGTAATTTCCTTTTTCTCTGCTTGCTCGCTCATTTAAAATCTCCGTTAAAATCATTAAAATATTCAATGCTTCTCGTAATGAGATTATTACAGGATATTTATATCACCGAAAATTACCTTATTCGTTATTACCCTCTAGTACACTTAAACGCTCTTCTAACTGCTCTACCTTTGAGGTTAATTCCTGTACTGCTTTTACCAGAACCGAACACAGCGCATCGAGTTTCAACGATTGTATTTGATTTGGTGCATCTTTTTCACCTTCTACGGCGCTTGGAATTATTTCTGCTAATTCGTGTGCGACGAATCCTTCACGTATTTCCTCAGACTCAAAAAAGATATCTCCGTAATTTGCCCTTTGATAAGTAACTGGTCTGATTTGTTTAATTCTATCAATTGCATTTTCGGTTTGCGTGACTACATTTTTCTTTACTCTGTAGTCTGATACAATTTGAATAGTTCCGACGTTAGTACCATCAATCCATAATTGAGCACTGCCAGTCCAGTCTATATTAAACTGGTTATTACCCCAACTCCCACTAAAGCCACTTCTCGTTCTTATTCCGTAGACTCTAATCGAGTTATTGACAGTGATAACATCTCCGAATGTTGCTCCTCCGGTAGCTTCCACCGAAGAGCATTGAATCGCAGCACATGAAATTCCGATACCAGAGGATGACGTCAACGTGCCAGAAGAATTAATAGTCCATCGTAATAGATCATTTGTATAGAATGTTATTCCACCACTGTTATTGATTATCTCAAAATTCGCAGTTGCGCCTGGTCTTCTAATTATTCTTGCATCATAATAATTAACACCACTTCGACTATAAAAATCGATAAAAGTATTTCGATCTCCACTGCCATTAATGTTTAATGCAAAGGCGTCACCTTTTGTTCTAAATTCGCCATTGTTAATTCCAGGATTATAAGTGAAATCCTTTGAGTGAAACGATTTACCCGAAGCAACTCCTCCGCATAGCACTCTTTCGTTTCCGGTGCCGTATCCAATTCCCCAGACGGCATTACCGGAGCGAGTAAATGCTATGTAAGTTAAATCGTTTAAAGTATCTGATCTCGTAACTCCGAGTGGTGCATAATTGGCAGTATCATGCCCAACTGCATCGCCAATAATTGAAAGGTTTGCTGTACTGGTATTATTATACAGAAGACCACTACTGCTTATAGTCCACCTTGCCGTATTATTTGTATTAAAGTTAATATCTTGTGCATTTGTTGTCGTTAGAGCTAAATTATTGCTACCAGTATTTTTGATAGTATTACATACTGCTTCTGCCATTGTCGTAACCCCGGATGGGTTCACAGAAAAGACAGTTGCTGAAGCATGAGTTTGAAGCTCAATTAAATTTGCACTTTGAGACGAAGCGCCTTGAATTACGAGACCGCGATTTGTTGCCGAAAGTGAAGCTATTTGTAAATGAGCATTCCAGCCTCCACCGGGAGCAGCACCTAGATTTCCAATTTGTAAATAGCTATTATTAGTAAATTGCATGCGCGTGAAGGCGTTAATGGACCAATCGAAACTTTGGGATGCAAAGTTAATACGAGTGCCACCATTTAGAAACAGAGTACCACTGCTGCTTGTTAGTAGCGTGATGTTATTTTCCCCGCTTCTCGGATAAATAGTGCCTACTCTAATATTTTGGAAAAATGTATCACTACTACTAAACGTTTTAGTACCGGCGAATGTTTGGGTTCCTGTAGTGATCAATCCTCTATTACTCGCTGATGCGTCAGGAAGATTAAATGTATGCGTTGAGCCAGAGCTGGAAATAGAAAAATCTGTCCCTGATGTTCCAACCGCAAACGTTTGAGATGTAGTCGACAAACCATTCAGTGTATTAATGCCAGTACCAGGCGAAGAGCCAAATTGCACAAAATTTAAAGCAGTTGTGTCAAGTGTGATAGTATCGTTAGTTGTCAAAACCCATTGAGTATCTGCTTGGGTTGAACCTTCGGAAACAAACACAAACATATTAGCAGTAACCTTTGCGCTAGAGTCTGCGTCTGATGAGCGAGACCACGCGCCTGAAGCAACAACATAAATGCCGTTTTGTGATCCAGTTGTTTGATTTTTTACTAATACTCGATCACCAGCAACAACCGAAATGCCGTCAATGGTTTGCGTACCAGAAAGGGTAATATTGGCAGTTGTTCCGACTCTACAGGAATTTTTAACATCCATCGGGAACGTGATTGAGTCTACGTATGCTTTCGTGGCGACATCATTAGCTGATACGGGAGTGCCTACGTTAGTGAGCTTAAAGCCGCCCAAATTAGAGTCAGCACCAATGCTTATTCCAGAGTTAAAAGTTTTAACACCGGCAAATGTTTGGGATCCTGTAGTAACTAAGCCTCTATTACTCGCCGATGCGTCGGGAAGATTAAATGTATGCGTTGAGCCAGAGCTGGAGATTGCGAAGTCTGCCCCTGCTGTGCCTGTTGCAAAAGTCTGTGTTACTTCGGTGAGTGCGTTTAAACTCGTAATTCCGGTCGATAATCCCGTTATTCTGGCTGCTGGTATAGTTCCGGCTGTTAATGTACCGGAGGAGTCAACAGCAAAAAGGGTCGTTGAGCTATTATTTTGAATTTCAAGAAGGTTTTCTGTTTGCGAAGCAGAACCTCGAACAAGTATGCCCCTTTGTGCAGCGCCATTCGTTTGCACATGCAATTGTGCAGACACACTTGTCGTGTTGAGTCCTAGAGGACTCTGCATATAGTTTTTACTGTTTGAGTCTTGGCTGTATTCATAGAACCCAAAAGCATTTGTATGTGTTGCGTTAGCTCCTTTAAGAATTTGAGCTTTTACGGCATATACATTAGTGATCGTACCCGTCGGCGACGCCGTGTCTGTTCCGACTCTAGCCCAAATACCAGTGCTTTCATTTAAAGTTCCAGCGAATCCAACATGATCGAAATAATTTTCGATTCCTAATGCTATTCTATATCCCGAATCAGTTACACCTGCTGATATTAAGGGATTAGAGCCTTCCAATTCAATAATCTTATTGTATCGAGTTGTATTTGCGGTTATGTCCGGGTAAGCGTTTACGCCAAATCGATAGTAATTGCCACTCACTGTAGGTCTAGCATTTGCTGTGAAGTCTTTACTACCTGCAATTACCTGCGTTCCTGTGCTAATTAAACCTCTAGCCGTAGCCGAAGCGTCGGGTAAGTTAAACGTATGAACTGAACCAGAACTAGAAATGGCAAAGTCTGTACCAGAATTACCGACCGCAAATGTCTGAATTGAATCGGTTAAAGTGTTAAGAGTTGATATTCCCGAACCTCCACCACCGCCTCCGGTAGAGCTAATTGTAACATCCCCCGTTCCCGCATCTACGCCAGTCCAAGAAAGACTAATTCCACTTCCTGCGATTACTTTTCTTATAACGGCCTGCCCCGTCGTAGTAACATCGAGGTCTTTTCTTTGTACCGAGCCGTCCCTTATCTGTGTTCCGGTAATTTGCGTAGCGCCCATAATAATTAATGTTAAAATGTTAGACCTAGTTTTTGACTATTTATAAGTCAGACGATATATAATTTTAAACTTTAAACTGTTGAAATAAAAGAGAAAGCCCACCGACTGAAGATTTTCTTTTAAAAACTTAATATTTTAATATACGCAACTATTATTTTCGCTGTTACAGAGACAAGAGTCGTTGTGATATGACAAATTACCCCAAATCATAATCCAGAGCGATTTCAAACGTCCACGCATCCCCTACCGTATAATCGATGTTATTTTGACGTTTAATATCAATTGAATTTAAACTACCCCAACGCAAAATACCTGTTTCTAGAGTGCTAGAATTAGACAATGTTACACTACCTGATACAAGCCCAGAGCCGTCATTTTCATAACCTGGAGGCAACGTAAACCGCACAGTATTATGAGGAACGTCAGAAAATGTAGTGCTAAACAATAATCGCAATTTGACAAAATTGCCGAGAGGTAAAAATTTTGAAACAGTAAAACTTGGAGTTGTGTGATTCATTCCGTTGAAGGTAATGATACTTGGTGTAAACGGTAGATAGAAAAGATTTAACTTAGATGCTGTAATCGAACCGTCGTCAACCGTACTTACATCAAGTCTTTCTACGCCATGAATGTAAAAATCAATTTTCGCGCCAACTAAAGGTGGAGTTATGAAAGCAACTTGGTTACCCACAAGAGTCCAATGTTCGCCGAATCCTTTTAATATCCCGTCTATGTAAACCATTAAAGCGGCTTCAGCTGGTGTTACAGGTAAAGTAAAGTGTGTATTGAGTCCATCACCTATCGCAGTTTCATGAATAGGGTAATTGCCCGAAACTGTGGGTATCGAAAGTTCTCTACCTAGATATAGTACATATAAAAGTTGCCCAGCTTCTGGTATGAAGGTGAATTTTATCTTTCTGCCACCGTCTATTAAAATGTAAGAAGTCCCTGGTTCTTGGATAGCACCACCATAAACTACTAATAGAGCGCCACTTTGACCCGGACGATAATTTAATGTAAAAGTGTCGAGAATTCCATCTGGAGAAAATGTTTGCTTTTCAAAAAACCCGTAAGGGTTGCCTCTGCTGATATACGACATATGCCCCCTTACGTTTTAATGATAAAGTTAATCGTCTGAAATGCAGGATTTGATTGTCCAGTATTCAAGGCACCGCCAGAATCTGTTGAGTTTGGAGAAGGAGGACCTGAATTAAAACCAGCATTTCCATCACTTCCACTTGAAACATTTCCTATCGCACCAGAAAAATCACCTGCAAAATGTCTATGCGTACCGTTACTTCCCGATAATCCGGTAAATTCAGGCAGATCTACGGTGTGTTGGTGATTTGATTCGTAATTGAATATTCGACCTACGACTGAATGTGTGTGGGCTCCTGCATCATTAATTGAACCCGTAATGCTGTGGCCGTGACTTACATCTGTAAAATCACTGTTTCCTGTAACTGCATGAACGTGAAATTGGGAGTTATTTCCTGTTGTAAATGAGTGAGTGTGATTTCCCGCGCTGGAGGTATTACGTGTATGGGTAAAACTTGTATTAGTTGCTGAAAACGCTCTATTGCTATTACCGTCTGATACGTCGGTTCCCTGTAATGCGCTGATATCATGGTCATGAGTTCCAGATGAGTCCGTCGTACCGGGATGCGTGTGAGTAGCACTTTCTGTTGATGTATTAAAATTTATATAATGCCGGTGATTGAGACTCGCAGTTGCTGCACTCAGTGAAAACCCGTGAGAATGTGCTCCATTAGAACTTGTAACTGCTCCGGTTGCAATGTTTAAATTATGCTCATGCAAACCCTCTCCAGCAGGAGTCGTATATGTGCCGTGGTCGTGGTTAAGTGACGTTTGATGATCGCCCGAAGGATTAATAGCTAAGGTGCTATTATTAAAAATCATCGCATGGTAATGTGATGGAATTGTGTGGACGTGATTCGCCAGTCCGTGGGTGTGTGCTGGTGTGGTGTGAGTGTGGTCTAAAGAGCCACCTCTCGCTGACGGACCAGTTCCCCAACCAGAACCCGTACCGGAAGATGCTTTACCTAACGGAAAACGGCCTCTAAAATCTGGAACACTAAATGTGGCACCTGACCCCCCAAAAGTGTACCCTATGGCTGCAAATAAATTAGGATATACTGATGTTGAGTACGAACCACCATCACAGAGAAGATATCCAGCTGGAGCCCCTGTATCTCTAGCCCAAAGTGTAATAGTTCCGGCTGCACTATTTTGAGCAACCAGAGCTGCAAGTGCGTTCACCTGAGCCTGAAGTGCTGACACATCAACGCCATCAACGTTACCGTCAACGATAATATTTCCAGTGACGCTTAGATCGCCACCCACACTTGCATTTCCACTTACTGAAGCGGTAGCCGAGGATATCTGACCAGAAAGAAATGCGTCTTTGAATTTATTTGCAGATGAGCCTAAATCAACTTGTCCCGATGCGCTTGCGTCTTTAATGGAGCTTGAGCTAAATTCTATGAGCTTCGTGTCTGACAAATTAACGGATACTTTGCCGCCAACTGCTCTTAAGATTGCATTGTTCGTCGCATCTAATCGTAAAACTGATGTTGCGCTAAACGGAGATACAGCACTTTTCCAGTTTAAAGATTCATTATTATTAAGTAAAATCTTTGAACCACTAACAGCTCCATCTTGTATTTTAGTATTAGTTACTGCGCCATCAGCTATTTTAGAAGAAGTAACCGCGTTATTTGCTAGATGAACCGTATTGATTGATCCGGGTGCTACGCTACCGATTTGTGATGGGGAAAGCGCCTGCCTTCGAGAAACTGTACTAAATCCTAAATGTCTTACATAAATCTTAGCACCATTAGATGGCGGGCTCGCGAAACGAATCGTAGTACCGTCGCTCAATAACTCAAAATCTCCGACGAATGCAGCGTCAACATCACTACCATATTTGACGAAACCATCGACGGAAAGCTCAAGAGTTCGGGCATTTACTGCAAACTGACTCAAATTAAAATCAGTTGACGAACCGTCTCCTGTAAAAATATCAACTTTGAAATTTCTGAGGTTTTCTTGAAGTTGCTCAGGACCTACTGTTTTTTCAGTTGGAACAAAGTTGTATGTGGCTTCCCCTCGATGAATAACGTAAATAACATCAGTTTCTTGAGGTATTTTTGAAAATGTGATTATTTTATTAACTTGATTGCCGGTTCCGCCAATTACATAGTCAATTTCAGGCTCAAGAATCTCCCATGACCCAACAAACCGACGAGTAAGAGTTACCAAAGACCCTGCGGATTCAGTAATTAAACCAGTATCATCAACTGTTATGACAATATTTTGACCGTTGTACGTGACTGCTGTAATTAAAAGGTCACCGTTATTGGCTGCGTTAGTTGCGCCTTGAACTCTTACCACATCTCCCACTTGCACTAAGGAAAGTGCTGCTGCTATGGAAGATTCAGAACAGCTTATTTGACTTAACAGCCCATCAAATGCAATTGATGAACATGACTGCACTAAGACGTCAGACTTAAACTCACGCCTAATAACTTGAACATTATTTTCATATCCACCCGGAACTTCCTGAGAAAGCTCAAAGCTTGATGACGATCCGTTGGGCACGATATCATCTCGTGTATTCGGATTATAAATGAGAAAAGGCAATGCCCCGCGAATATAACTCATATTAAATCTGGTTTACGTCTTCAATTAAACTTCCTACTAAATCAACTGCTTCACCTAAAGTGTTGCACTTAACTTCAAGTCTATCATTTCCTTCCAATACAATTTTAGCATGATCGATGAGGCGGATAGCATCTGCAACTGGTACTGGTGCAGAATCAAGAACCGACGCATACAATCCGGCTGAATCGTCCCAAAGTCTCACCGATACCTGAACACCACTCTCGGATTTATTGGCAGCATTTATTTGCAGAACAAAAGTAGTCTTGTCTGCTGGAGCTTGATAAAGTGTAGTCCAGCTATTACCAACATCGGGTTTAATAGCGTTTTTGTAACTTCCTAAAAACTTTCCAAATGAATTATCGTTGATATCCTCAATGAGAGATCCAATAAAATCAATTGTCTCTGATGGAGATTCGCACATTATCTCAATGCGATCTTCAGATTCGAGCACAACCTTCGCTTGATCGATCAATCTAATAGCATCACCAGTGGGAATTGGCGCTTTCTTAATGAGGTATGAGTACGTTCCCTCTGAGGCATCAAAGATACGAGCTGAACCGACCAAAGCAGCAGCCCCTACCACTGAGCCGTTTAGCTGTAAAAGGAGGCTCCCCTGACCTGCTGGGGCACTATACAGCGTCTGAAAGCTGTTCCCAACAGATGGTTTAATTGCGTTTTTAAATAATGAATTACCCATTTTAGCTCATTGCAATTGCGTAGGTTAGAATTGATCGCTTAAGACCGGCGAGTGAAGAGCGAATTTCATTAATTGCAGCAACTAAATTATCCTTGGCATCCGTCTCTAATGTTTCCAAGTCTCCTTCCAATTGTGCAATTTCATTGATCGTTTCAACTTGTGTAGCGATTGTAAAACTGTTGATATCGACTTGCGGGATACTCATTACTTATTCCTCAAAATTGCTAGAATTTCATTAATGCTTTCTTTTAGCTGAATAACATCATCTTCGAGTTTATTTATTTTATCTTCACGCAATTGCTCTTTTCGCTTTTGCTGTTCTACAGATTGCTTTTGAAGTTTATGAGCATTGTATTTGTTACTATCAACATTTACGATACCTTGAGAATTCATATCTCTTATCAAACCAGGATGATCTTTTACTTTTAAAAATGAATTCATAGTTATTCATCCAAAGCAATTATTCTTAAATTCTTAATTCGCGGCACTCTTGCCGGATTACCACCTCGCATTACAATTTTAATTTGTACACCATTAAATTGTGGTAAATCTATTAGGTTAGCTTCGTATGCACTAAACTCATCTGGGTCATCATTTGGAAGTGGTGTAGTTGGTACTAGTTGCCCGTTTTGCTCTAAGTTGAACTCAGCCAGAGTCCAGTTTGTATCGTCAAGACGTGCCTTATCGTCCACCAAGGAAAGTTTATAGTACAAGTCTACTTGATTGCTTTCATGTCGGTTACAATCAAACATAACTTTTAAAGAATTAGCTGATTGTGCAAGGAGTAAAGTTTTAGAAACATATTTTGCTGAACAGCTTCCCCCACTCGGAGCTATCTCATCGATGTATCGATCTTTTTGAATAATTGTGACGTTTTCTGAAGAAATGCCTGCCGCAGTCTTTGGTCTATAATCGATAACAACTTCACATTTCACTGGAGCTGATAAATCAGAATCGACCACGGTATTATTCGGAGTATAGTTTACCTCTAAAATGTATTGATCCGCGAATGTACGATCTGTTCCTACTCCTGCGTTTATGGAAACTAATTTTCCAACGTCTAGTTTTGAGAGATGCAGAGCGACATTATCATCGGCTGTTTTAATTTTTAATGGCGGTGGCTCTGTTAGAAGCGTCGTCGTGCCAAGCGCCGGATTAAAAGCAATATCAGTCTGTAAGGAAGTATTTGATAAAATAGAAATGACCGTTCTTTCCTCTCCGCTCAATGGGTCTTTAATTATATCCCCTATTGAAAGTTCTGCGATGAACCTACTTCCAGTTCCCGTGACTGTCGTTCCGCTGCTTACAAAATTGGTGCCCGTTAAGGCTCCAGTGGAAGTACTGAAATGAATTTTATTGGCGGTGCTTGCAACTGCGGGATTATCATTCGTCGGTACGCACTGAAAATTATCCCAAACACCATTTATTACAGTATTTGGATCAATGGTAGAACCTAAAGGAATAGTACCGCTTGGATTATCAATACGATTATCAGTTAGCGTGACACTAAAGCGTGATGTATCTATAATAGGAGACAAATTAGCATTTGAACTAGCTAATATTGCTCGTATTTGAAGTGATTTCTTATCTCCTAGTCCAGTTGTCAATACTGTAGATGGTCCAGTCGGCGTATCTAATGAGTTATTTTCATTGATAGACGACGAAATATGCATAGGCTTATCAAATATGATGTTAGTATTTGGGGATATATTTCGTCTTGGCTGTACTAGATAAGGTATGTTGATTGATTCGTTAGCTCCTTGGCTAGATGTGGTTTGAATATTCCACGTAATATCAGTCTCTGGTAGTTCCAGTTGAGTCGTAAGGAACAGTAGTTCTTCAAATCGTTTATTTTCGGTTGCTTTCACCGCACTACCGCCAATTTTTCCGGAAGTAGTGGCATTTACGCCAACATCAATTACATAATAATCAAGTTCAGATTGAATAATTGTAAATCCCTCGGCTCTATTGAACGTAGAAAGAGGAATCCCATTTGATTGCCCACTTACACCGGCAAACACCACTCTGCTACTAATCGGCATCCCATGATTGGCATGAAGCACTCTAACAACAGATGAGTCTTGCTGAACTATAAAAGGGTCAAGAGGCAGTGTTTTTAATGGTAGCGTTTCATTAACAAAATCGATTTCACCCTTACGTGAAATGTCATATTTTGCCTTATAAATTGCAAATTTTATGTCAATAGTCTGGTCAGCAGTCCAAGAGATACCGTTTTGTGATTTGAAAAATACTCCCTGAACGTACGGGTCTTTTTGAATAGGATCGTTAGTTCCGATGTTAGTATTGATTTCTCCTGATGCTCGAAAAGCATCTACACCCTCGCGCCCCGTAACATCGGGACCGGATTGCGAAACCCACACGTTATACTCATTGCTGTCTGATAAAATTACAAAACAGTAGCTGGTATTTTGTAATACGGGAATGGGCGATTCAAAGCGAAACCGCGTTGGAATCATATGATCTGTAGGATTAAATCCGGCAACGTACATGGAAATCGGAGTTCCATTCGGTATCGTTACTCCGGATTTATTTCTAACCTCTGTCGTCGAAGTCCACGGACCAACATCCACTCCAGCCGTCCCGCTGGGGTTTCCCGTAACGGTTAGTGTTCCGGCATTTAAATCAATTTTATTAATGACAATTTCCTCAGATTCCTTTACGACCTCACCTAGTGGGAGAATTTTAGATGATGGGTTACCGCCATCATCTAAGGCTCTTAACTGCAAGATGACGGGAGGCTGTGGTTTTGCTGGGTCGTCTGGCTTTTTGTAAAAGAAAACATCAATTGCTGTAATATGACAGCCACCTTGATCGTAAATGAAAAAACTTTGCGATATAGGGTCTCGTGGACAAACTCCCTCAAAGGCATCTACGGAGTCAGTTTTTTCAATTGAATTGCCCACCTTAGAAACTGATTTGATGTCGTATTTGAACGCTCTGGTGGAGTATGTAGTAGCTTGCTTTGTCGCAACCCATCCGGTCGCCATATATTTCGCATCAGCAAAAGATGCAGGTGGAGGAAACTGCTGATTTGTAGGAGAGGTGGTAAGACGAAATGTAACAGTTCCGGTCTTGAATCTAATTCCACTTTCCGGCTCATTGGGAATCGTAAACGTTCCACTTACTTGCCCTTTCGAATTACAAATAAGAGGATCGCCGTAATCTCCACCATCAGGTTTACAATAATCGCTTACATCAACGTCATCAAAAAAAGGATATAAACGGCTTCCTGGCATGAAAGCCTTTCCTGTGAAGGTTATATCTCTTGAGCGCATGTAATTGGCTAAAGAGATATCAGTAATTCGATCACCAAGATTTACTGGAGTAGTATATCCTAAATCTTGAATGGAAGTTTGAACTCCAACTTGAATTTCATTTCCCGAAAGCCCGACTGTGGTTCTTACTTCTGGGCTGACAACGCTGATATCATCAACATTTACCTTTTGCCCCTCATTCACATATCCGGGTGGAGCTTTAATGTTCACCTCATTGCGAATGTCGTCCAGAGCATTCTTAACAGATTGCGGAGCCTTTGCCTTTGCCGCTTTACTTCTGTTATTTCTGTTTGAATTTCTCGTATTAGCCATATACTAATTTATTTTCTATTTTTTCCACCTCTATGGCCGCCAACTTGCTGCCTTCCTCCCTTACTGGAAGAGTTTTGTGCTGGCTTTCCTGGACCTCTTATTGTACTGCTTCCCGAAGAACCCTTCTTTCCTTGCTCTGGGTTGTTTCTATTTTCATTTTTGTTATCTCTGGTTTTTTCTTCAGCAATCTTCCTTACTCTTGCCACATCAGCATGGCCTGCGGTAATTAGCTTTTCGCGTCCCGTATTGGTTTTGTTTATGTCAATGCCAGTCCAGTTGTTGAGTGTAGCTCCCCAAGAAATTGACGTTCCCGGAGGACCAAATGAGCGATTGACAGCTTGAAATTCTGAATCGTCCACGACATTTAGTGGAGGTGCCCACTGGTCAGCTTCTTTCCATTCGTCAGACCAAGGTTTAATGTCAAGAACTCCAACGTAAGTGAATACGGCATATGGATTCACGTTTGAGACCTTACTGGCCTTTGTTTGCTCGACTAAGACTGTATCAGTATAGGGTAGAGTATAAATGTCACCTGTTTTTTGATAATGGTTTGCTGCTCTATTACTCTGTCGCGTAACTTCGTTAGGCTCTAGTAGATTTAATTCAAACATTCTAACGTTATCGCGATATGCCATAGGTCGCAGTTCGCGTGAGGCGGTATCGACTGCTGCCCTAAAATCCAAACTGCCGAGATCGCACAGTTTAAATCCGCTAAAGTTATCAACCATAAATCCATTTTTAAACTTATTCTTTCCAGTTGCGTCCGGAATAAGTAAATCGGATGTTTCCTTTTCTAATAAGGAAAGGCTAGTGTAATCCTCAAGATTTTTAATACGTTTTTCGAGTTTTCCGATATCGCGCATCGTATAACGTCGATTATCAATTAACTCTGGAACGCAATCGCTGGGGTTGGCTGTGTATGGTCGCAAATATAACTTGTATAGAGTCATCCCCGTATCTGGCTCTCCTGGAGTGACAGGAGTGATGTCAGGGACACCCTTTTTAATACCAAACTTACCGCTTCGGTCTAGGTAGAGTTTATCAATTCTGGCTTCAAAAAAGTGATAATCACAGCGCACTGAATCTTTAGGTGGTTCAATACTCGTGGAGAACCCATCGCCAATCCCACCAGGCTCAGAAACGCGAGGTCTAAAGTCTAAGCAGCTTGCTAAATCATATTGCCCGCCATTTGGGGAATTATACAAGGGAATATCCTCGTATCGCATTTGAGGATTCGATCCCTTAAACGGATAAGAATCCACTGAGAAATAATTACCAGTGTTACCGTGAGTAAAGTATTCAAATTCAACTCTAACTCTTCCCTTCGGCCTAATTGCGCCTGCCTTTAAAGTTATGCGAGCAATATCATAGTAGTAGTCTCTTTGACCGTTATCTAAAATGTATGCTCCAGTAATATCTTTATGCCCGTCTGGTAGTGTTTCTAAATTACTTGGAGTGGTATTATAATTTGGTGATTCGACAATTCTTGTAACTCGAACGACGTCAGCTTTGCCAAGAGATATGACGTTTACATCGGCTCCATTTGATTCGGCGTATGGTCCACTATAAAAGCTTCCGACTCCACCGCTAAAAATCCCAGAAACCAGCGTTTTCGCTCGTTCCTGACCGGCAGAATTTCCGTTACGCCTAATGGATGCAATAACATAAAAATTATGACCTGCTAGAGCTGCGTTGCAGTGAATGGTAAGCTGCGATCCCACAGGTTGGATTTCACATTTTCCAGTGGTTGGGTTGCCTGAGACATATGGAAGAACCTCAAGATAGTCTCCCGTATCCTGATCGATAACAACATAATCTGACGCAGAAAATGTTTGAAACTCCTCATCTGCACCAATCGTAGCAGTTAGTTTTCCAAGTCCGTTAGCCGTAGAATTTGGCGGAGTGCCGTCCAAGATGACTCGTCTTGAAACATAAGATGTATCAATAATCGCGGGATTAACCTCTCCTTGCTCCCCTCCTCTAATGGTGTATACGATTTCATCAGGAAGCTTATAAAGGAGTGATGGAGTTTCTGATGTTCCCTTGACCGTCGCAAAAACATAATCAACCGTTGCTCCGTCAGGCCATGTATGGCCATCGGTTGCTGGATTTGGAGCTACAGTGAGACTGTTATCCGTATCTGGATCTTCTGTGATAGAGTAAAGTCTTGCTTGCTCTCCCTGCCCAACGCGAATATAATCACCTTTCTTCAAAACCTGTGTTTGATCGTTTTTCCAAGAGGTGCCAATTCCTAAAAGTGTGTTTGCGCCAGCTGCCACACCGCCGATATTTGTGGTTGTTATTGAGCCATTTAATCTAAAGAACTCTGGTTCAATATTGCAGGTGAAAGTTGGACTTCCTGAATAAAGACTTTTTGCTTGAGTTAAATCTTTTCCGTCATCGGCTTGAATGTCGAAAAGGAACAGGCGATAGACTCCCGTCGAACTTCCGTTTACTCCACTAAAGAACTCAAGAGCCAGTGCGCGAGCTGTACCTATTTTAGAGGCTGGGCTGACCCCGTTTGTTGTAACAAACTTTGAATGAATCTCGATTAAATCATAATCTTCTATCTTGGGTGTGCCAAATAAGTTAGTAACGTATAAGAACGTACCAAGAGGTGTAAAAACAGACTTATTGTTTCTATATTTAAGAGTTCTCGCTCTTTCTATATCAATGGTATTAGTGAATATCTTCTCTATCTCGTAACCTTTGACGTAAGCTTTCCCAGGACCGACTCGTATCGAAAGTCTATCATTGCAGAGTTGCAAAAAGCGACTATAAGAAGATGCGGGAAGGAAAAAGCCCGGTACGTTTGGATGATTACAAGATTCGCCAGGATCGGGAAAGTTAAAAAGTCTTTTTGACGCTTCCTTGGCTGCTTCAGATGTTTCGAAATAGAATTCCTTTTCTACATGAACTCCTTCATTATTTCCAATTCGAAGGAAATTTTGTATAGAAATCGTAAAAGGATTAATACAGTAATCGCCGGATTCATCAAACGTACGTCGTGCTAAGGTGTCCTCGATTACTGAATAGTCTGTGCGAACAACTCGCTGCTGCACTGTCCCATCCACTACCTTTAACAGTGGTATCAAATTAGGATCGGTATTATCTAAATTCGTCTGGATGAGAGTGGCCGTAATTGCAAGACGATCCGCTCCTGGAGCTGAAAAATTTGGAGTTCCTGATGCATTGTCAAATAAAGTTGGGTCATCCTCCGCCGTGACAATACTCTCGGTCACTCTTAAGGCTACAAGTGCAGCTGGTCTGTTTATCCAGGCTGTCTGGTCTAGTGGATTCTCCGGCTCAATAAAAATCTGTTGCTGATCGACGAGTATGAAATTCCCGTTGTAGAAATAAACCCCTTCTTCAACAATTACCGATGAAATTTGACCAACGCCGTAATTTGCTACAATGGTTGCGCTAATAGGGCTAGTTTCTTGTGTAGTTACAACCTGCCCTTCCGAGAATGCTGTGTACACTCCACTTGCATCGGCGTTTAAATAATTAAGAAATAGTCTGGCTTCGTTTGACTCATCTGGCACCTTAAAGCCAATAACTTGAGCCTTTATTCCGAGATTTCCCGAAGTGCTAATAATAGTTTTACCGAGCCACAAATTTTTAAGTGCTGCTTCAGTATCTGCATTGGCCGTTCTTGGAATTTTAATCCAGCCAATGTTATTTACATATTTCACACCCTCTTTACTTCCCGGTAGAATTTGAGCACCGTTTTCAAAAAGATGAGCGCCGATTCGTTCTATCTGTTTTTGAATTTGCTCTTGAAGGTCGTTCCATTCACGTACCTGTATTGGTCTGCCAGGTCGAGCAAGAATGCGGTAATATTTTTTTGCCTCATCGTAGGCTGAAAAATATGGAGGCTTTTTTATATCTACCATATTAAAACTTAAAATTTAATAACAGCTCTAAGTATTTCGGTTTGATTCGGTGCCCTTAAGACAGCTCGCCTATTATCTATGTATAGAATATCTCCAGATAATTTTTGTATTTCCGAATCAATTAGCCCGCCTACAGGAATATTCCCCGTTGCATTTGTCGTTGACCCAGTAACGGCCATGCCTGCAACAAAAGAATCATATCCAGTTGAAGAGTCTTGATAAAAATGAATGCTGGCATCTGTTGGTCCCGGACCATTAACAATTGCTATAATTCGAGCCCTTGCGGTCGTCACTCCATTCGTTCCTATGATTAATTCATCAGGTTGGAAAGCTCCTCCGGCTCCAGTGGCAACACTTGTTAATTTAATTCCCCTACTCGCTCTTAGCGTTTGGGCGTTTGCAAGTTCTCCGTTTAACTTCTTAACATCTCGAATAATACCCACCTGACGATAATCGTTAGATAGTGGGAAATCTTGAGTTCCATCATCATAAGGAAGACGAGCTGTTAGCATTACAAAGCAGGCATTCAATTCTCGCTCAATATCCGAACCGTGACCGCCAGGTGGTGGAATTTGTGGCACTACGGTGGCTGGCGTTCCTGTTGTTCCTCCGAAGATTTCAACCGTCGCGTTGCTATAACCGCTACCAAACTCTACTGGGAGTACTTGCTTAACTTTATTTGTTGAAGTATCGACGAGCACCTTAGCGGTTGCGCCTGAGCCATTACCTGAGACTACGGCTCTAGGAAGGATTTCAAATGTGGTAGTTGCATCAACTCCCCACGTTCCGCTGATTGTAATAGTCCTTGTGGCTGCGACGTAACTTGTAATTAAAAACGGACCTGACGGAAAGCCGGTTCCACCTGTAATCCAGACGAGACTATTTTTATACGCATCGTCAATGAGAGAGCGAGTAGGACCTTCGGGTAATGTAGCAGTATTAACGCCACTAGCATCGAATGTGCCAGAATAAACATTAATATAATCGTTACCTGCATTTGCGATTAAATATGAGTCTATGGCACCATCTACAGCAGATACTTGGACATCCCACTGATTTGTACCGCTGTCGTCGATAAGTTTTTTTACAGGAATCCACTGGTTAGTGAGGAAATATTGAGTCTGGAAGTTAGTTACTGTTCCCAAATATTTCCAAACATAACCATCTACGCCCGAAACTGTAAACGGTGGACTTAACGGTAAGGTTGGCTTAACTGTACTTTTGGCTCCATTGCCGTTGGAGAGACATTTAAAAATGTGATAATCTTCAGTAATAACATAATGACTACCCGCCTTATATGTTCCGTTTACGTTGGCAGCTTGTATTTCAGCCTGAGTAGGATGATTGAACAATTCAGCGTCAGAAATGTCGTAAGGCGCGTACACCGTTTGACCGGACTGATCCCAATTAAAGCGACGAACAACAAGAGTCGCATCCACATCTCTAACTTTCTTTAGAGCAATCATGTGATCTCTGGTCTCAAGGTCTTCTGCGACGGTATTTTGCGGTGAAGGGGGCGAATATTCCGAAACTACCGGATTCGCTAGAAGGTTAGTTGGCCACTCCTTCGTTCGACCTACAAAAACATAGTGACTCCTATCCACTTTATGCGAGCCATCGGCTGCCGTTTGAGGTGGTGTGATAGGGTGATTTACAAGATTCTCAAGAAAATCTTGTGCATTGCGGAGCCTTAAATTGGGAGTAAGTTTAGCCGTCATTCTTCTTTAGCACCGTTGAAACGATTCAGTGTGATATTTATATCGTCTATATTTCCGTTTTTCCTTGGTCTCACTATCAATGACCGTTTTTACATCTTATTTGAAGAGATCATATGTACAACATTACTTTTGCAAAATGTAATGCTGTATATGCTCTCCAATAAATATATTGGTGGTGACATCTACTATGGAAATGACCACATTTTTATAGATTGGTAAAACAACTAAGATTTAGCGATCACTTTTCCGATCCATTTGGGCAAACAAACATATGACAAGTTGCATATTCTTTACAGCAGACACTCATTTTGGCCATCGCAACATAATTAAGTATTGCGCCAGACCTTTTGAATCTTTAGCCGAGCATAATGAAACTCTCATAGAAAACTGGAACTCCGTCGTTCAGCCAAATGACCACGTTTACCACTTAGGGGACGTCGGGTTTGGCTCCCCTGACTATTTATATCGAGTGTTGCAAAGACTTAACGGCAAACTCTATCTGATAAAAGGAAATCATGACGATTCAGCGATTCGTGAACCTGCAAGTCAAAGATTTCAATTTATTAAAGATGTTCACGTTTTAAAAACTCAACACAAAGGAAAAAAGGTTCAGCTTTTTCTTTCCCATTACGCACACCGAACGTGGCTGAGATCGAATCATGGGTCAATTCACCTCTTTGGTCACAGTCACGGTAATATGCCACCACATGGCTTATCCTTTGACGTGGGAGTCGATTGCTGGAATTTCACCCCAATATCTTTGGATGCCGTTATAGAGAAGGCGGGAGCGTTACAAATTCAATTGGATTATGATCCCGAAATTAAACTTCCTGAGTAATCGTCGTCTCAGGTAAGTGATCAATTTGTGCAAACGAATTAAACACTATATCTGCTAATTTTACATCAGCAAAAGCCTTTAATGGAGTGTTTGCGTAGAGTGAATAGTATCCAGGCTGTATAATTTCATCAGTAGGTTGTCCGAATATTGGAGTTGGGCGATAGTCCGTCTTCCATTTTTCCCAATCATTCCAAGTCGGTCCCATAGGCGTGTTGCGCTCGGCGTATGTAACATCCTCGGCAAAGAACTCAACATCTGTGTCCTCAGTAGAAGTTGGAACTTCTTGAAATACATATTCATTTATCGGAACATGAAATTCGTTAAAATCGAATCGATAATCAGTAAATCGCTCAAAGTTAGTTGTAATGTTACCGTCTAAATCTTCTGGAATATTTGGAGATGCGTCGATATTAGTTTCCAGTACAACTTCAGAAAAGAAAATAAATCCTGCCGGATGTGCTAGGTTCTTGACAATACTTTCGTATCGGTCTCGGCTTTCTGGCGATCGAATAACATAACTAAATTGCTGATAATAATAACTATCTTGAATATATTTAAGATCAGAAAACGTTCCATCCGAGTTTAAAAAATATCCTGGGTATTTTACCGTTGAATTAAAAGTAGGTTTCCCCGAAGCCTGCTCAATTACATTTGCATATTGCGGAAATGCAACTGAAGTGGTTTCAGCTTTATAACCAGCGCCAAATTTATAGATTTCAACAGATTGGATTCCGCCGCTTTCACTTACTTTTCCCACCCTGGCTTTGCAGTTAAAGCCCTCTCCAATTATGCTCAACTCCTGACCTGCTTCATACCCACGCCCTGGAGAGGTTATTTTTATTTCTGAAATCATCGGTAAGACTCGACATTTTATTTGGTCGCTTTCGTCTTTTACGACTTCATCTATTTCAAATTTACCCACAATCGATGATGCGTTTAAAAACAGTTCGTGAACTGTAATTGAACCTTCTTGTGTAATTAACACGTTCTCGACAAAGGCGCTTGCTTTGCTTTGCACGCCGAAGATTCTATTTCCTATCAGTTTTGACGGCTCACCTTGGAGTAAGATACCTCTAATGGTTCTGTTTTGAATCCACTTACCATCCGAAAAGCGAAGTATATCAAGGCGAGGATAGTAGAATTCTATCTCGGTACCGAAGAAAACGCGAAATAGAAATTCAAACGATTTTTCAGAACCCTTTGCGACATAAAATTGTTTAATATTTTTGAAAATAATCGCAGGAGATAGTACCGTATTCCGAGGAAATGTCGGCGCGTACTCTCTATAAAAATATTCGAGCAAATCGCTTGCCGTTTGGTCTATATTTTGCAGATGCAAAAGTCGGCGCAAGAAGTGAAGTGGTCCTTCACTTTTTTCAATGAATTTGTAATACTCTTGAATAAATGCGATAAATGCCCTGTGTTCTTCTTGTATAAACTCAGGAAACAGAAATTCAACTTGACTATGAATCTCCGGAACTTGGCTAGTTGAATATGCTGATGGTATCCCGAACTTTTGCTGATCGTTGGCTATACCAAAACCGTTAATATTAATGTTCCCTACAGCAGGAGATGAGACGGAAGGAAATCGAACGATGCTGGGGACTGAAATATAAAGCGTCCCCAAGACTACATTGGGAGTGCCGACAGTAGGAACATTATTTAAACTGGTTGGAAATATGTTTGACATTTAATTATGCCTTTTCTCCCAATACATCGATAGCCTTCACGTAAACTGCAATGTCCGATTCCTCCAGAAGCAAAATAGCCTCCCTTGGGGTATAAATGTCGTACGTAACTGGCTTTGCCGTCATTTCGATGAAATCGCCGTTTGGTATGCCCTGAACGTCTAAAGAATCGATAACTACAAGCCCTTTCTCATAATCAACTGAGCCGATTCCCTTTTGAATAATTACCTTTTTTCCGTCTACGATTCGATACAGATATAATGCGCCCTTGCCATCATCGCCAATGTACGTAAGGAGACCGCGATATGTATAGCCACTTGAGGTTACGGAATTGACTTCATTAGCACTATCCCCGCGATCGATTGGGTTGTAGAAATTAATCTCAAACCGCGAAGGCGAATTAAAGGCCGGATAAATGCGCTTCTTAATATCGATGGTCGTGACATTTCCTACAATAGACCTATCTACTGAGTCAATTTTACCAAGCATTTTAGAATGTGAAAAATCGGCGTCAAATCCATTAAGTACTGAGTCTTTATAGGCGACTATCTCATCGTAAACTGCTTTTTTTATGTCTACTGCTCTTAACGTTGTGCTCTTGGATTTGAAATTTACAACTGAAGTAAGATTCATGAACACGTATTCTGGGTCAACGATCTTTACTTCAACTGAAACTATGTTTCTCTCTTTTAAGAGGCGATTGACGATAAGAGCTTTCTCTTCTGTTGAAAGTCTCGTTCCAGTTTTAGGTTTTATCGACGCATAGACCCTACCGTAATCTGCCGGAACGTTCTCTTCACCTCCCCACACTCTAACAAATTGAATGTTGGGATTATCTTTCCGTATTAATGCCTCATAATCATTTCGGGTAACCGCTCTATCTTGAGACTCATAAAGCAATGGAGCTAAAAGTTTAATAGAATCAATATCTTCTTGTTCCTTTCCGCCTTGGGCTGCTTGTAGTGTGCTAATTTTAATCGAATCATAACCAGTCGGTTTGTTTATTTTTCCGAATACTTTTAATCCGTTGGCAGCGGAACCACTGCTTACAACGTATTCTAGTATCACGATATTTCCGCTTTTAGGCTGAACTCCGAGTACATCTTCGCCAAAATAAACTTCGTAGAGCCCATTTTCATTCTCTTGGGTGAAATATACAAGCGAGCTGGAATCAAGCAAATTGATGTTTCCTGATTTTGAAAATACAGTAATAGCAGCAGAAGAAACTGATTCCTTTACTCTTACATTAAGAGTCGTCATATCCACGTTCTTGTTGGGAATTTCAAATCTTTGCTTGACTGGGGACGTTCGATCGACGACATATTCGTACTTTAAGCGCTTCCCTTCAATTAGTGTCACATCCTCTATGTACTTTCCGTTACCATTCGGCTCAATTAGGTATGTTCTTTCGGGGGTAAAAAAGTAAGCCTTTCCATCTAGATAAGATTGAAATTCATCAGTTGTGTTTAATCTCACGAATGCTGGATTAGCCGGTCCTGGTCCGGTGGTAGTGTCTATTTCTATGCGTATCTTGGCTCTGGCTGCTGCAATTGACGATGGTGTGTATCCTATAGCTTTTGCACGTGATGTGACGCTAGAGCGGAGCTGAGCGGAATCCAAGAACATCTCAGCACCGACCATGTTTAAGTAAAAAGCATTGTATGCCGTGTTATACGCAAGAATAGATAAAATCTGCTGAATACCACTTGCCTCAAAATCAAAATCTTGAAATTCCTTAAGGGTTTTTAAATGCTCTATTAAGGAAGTTTTTATTTGAGCGTAATCAAGGTTTTTAAAGTTAGTGGTCATAGCTTATTTTTAACTTATCGAAGTTTTTCTAAAAACGCAGTAATTGTTTCAAAAATGGATAGTGAATCTATGACGAATTTTAACGTTATATAATAGCCGTGTTCATCTGGTCTTCCCTCAATTGTCAAATCTGTAATTGAAACGCGGGGTTCATATCGAGAAATAGCTCCTCGAATTTGCATATCAATTGATTTTTCTGTAAGTGGATTTATAGGTTCAAAGAGCAGCTCGCGTAAATTTGTACCGAGATCCGGTTCAAAAGGGCGATCAAATCTATTCATGGAAATTAAATTGCTTAAAGACCGCTTAACAGCCTCTGCATCGCGCAAAACCGTAATGTCTCCGGTTACAGGATGAGGAGTGAACGACAAATCTATATCAGAATATTTTTTAGTAACGCTTGGCATATTCCGTTATTTATAGAAGTTAACGAAGTATGCTTTTTAATATCAAGACTTCGCGTATTATTTTTCAGATTCGTAGTAGCTTTTATATTTTTCAATGATTTTATGCTGGAGACCGATAAAATTCGTAGTATTTCTAAAGTTTTCCGCTAAGTTTTTATATCCATCTTCGGTTAGAGCAATGAATGGGACTGTTTTGTCTTTTTGAGTGCCTGTTAAATTATCTGGAATAACACTCCACTCAACAGGTCTCATAATGAGCGGTTCTGGATATGGTAAATTGAGTGGTGACCTACCAATCTTCTGCGCCGGAGTGCAACCAGTAAACAACACAAATAAAATGCCCATTTTCAATATTTTAGCTTTCATATGTTAACACGCTCCGCCATTACTGATAATCTCAATGCATTTTAAAGCTTTTTTTGTGCCTGAGTTAATTGCTTTTTCTACAAGTTTAGCTCGCTTTCGAGCTAGTTCAGTAATGGGCTTTTTACCTCGCCTTTCAAGACGCCTTTCTAAGTCTTGGCTCTTTTTTCTATACTGTTCTGCATCTTTTGAAAGGTCTATGTGTGCAGATGTTATCTCCTGTATATCCTTTTTCAACTGAGTGATCTGAGTTTCTGCCATGGTTAGCTTTTGTTCAGCTTCATGAAGTTTCTGCCGAAATGAAAAAAAGCCAACAACGAAAAACAAAACGATTCCCACGCCAATTGAGATAAGAATTGGTACTAAATTGTCCTTTAGTAGGATTAGTCCTTTTATTATCAATGACCACATATTTTAACTACCTTTAAGAGAACAGCGAACTGGCCAAAAGCCTGACTGCACAGGCTTGGCCATTCGCGGTATTTGCTCTAACGCAAATGTTAGTGATGGAATTACAAGTTTTTCATTCTCTTCAGTAATTGTGACATGGATGGAGACTAAGCGAACATTACCTTTAGGGTATGCAAATTCCTTTAGCTCTTCGATGAGGGTTGTTGTATCGGCAATCCATATTTGCCCCCTTACTCGCGTCTTGCCATGGGGTACGAATCCTGCATCTGAACCAAGGTCGTATAAAGTGCCTTCCGCACTACATTGAGCTTCTCCGACAAGAATATCAAAGCCGTAATATGGCTGATCTCCTGGATTGAGGGTAACTTTCAAATTATCATAAACAAACAAAACTCGATTGGTCATAGAGAAACATATAATTAAGTGTTAATGTATTTTATAGCTATTTTTTTGTAGTTGGTGGCTTTACATCGCCATTTTCTTGGATTTTCAAGTCTTCGTATGTGCCGACGTGTCGTCTATACATTTCTAATTTGGCACATTCTAAAACGCCAATTATTTCATTGAAATCTGCATAATTTGGCAGATAAGGACCATAAAGTTCAAGGATAAGGCGAGTTATAACGTAATTGAGTTGTCCAGTGAAAGAGCTTGCGCTTTTATACCCTTCATCTCGAATCTTTTCCGCTAATTTTAATATTTGCTTATTATAATTTTCTCTTTCAGATGCGCGTATATATGGCATACTTTACCTTATGCTTAAACAAAATTAAACAGTATCGTTTAATTCTATTAAACAAAGGCAAAGCTGAACATTACTTTTTGAAACTGTGCGAGTTAATGGTGCGTTTATTTTTTGGTTTTTTCGTGTTCTTCTACACCAGCAGCTTGCATAAACTTTTTACGGTCAAAGCGTGGGTTGGCTTTAGCGAAGACCTCAGCATGTTGATTAGCCATTTCTCTACGCTTTTTTTTGTCTTCAATTGACTTAACGCTATCAGCAGCGAGTTTAAAATGTTTACGAGTAACCGACTCATTCACGTTAGTTTTTTTGGTCTCTTCGTGCTCTTCTACGCCAGCAGCTTGCATAAACTTTTTACGGTCAAAGCGTGGGTTGGATTTAGTAAATATATCAGCATGATGCTGAGCTAGTTCCTTACGCTTTTGCTTATCTTCAATTGTTTTAACGCTATCAGCAGCGAGTTTAAAATGTTTACGAGTAAGAGCTTCGTTGACTTCAGTTGTCTCTATGCCATTCACAAGAGACCCATTTCTGAGAAGAACTTCAATAAATTCCTGTACTTGCTTTTCATGTTGAGCATCGAGGATAGCTTGAGTTTCTTTTACAAAATC